TACCTGTTGCTTTTGGCATAGGCAATAGGTCTGATGGATATGGTTGAGTAACAGAGTTCTTTGTTACTTCAACCACAATTCTGTGCTTCTTATCACCAGTTCTGGTGAAATAGTGTCTTAACTTTGATATAATATATCTTCCTGAAAGTCTTTTATCAAACATATCACCAACTTCACTTCCAGTTTTAAATATTTTTACATTTATCATATCACCTACTTTTATTGCAGTATTACCATTCATTGTTAATTGCATTGTAAGCCCATTTGATATCATACCAATTTTTGACCTTCTAATAATTAAATCTTGTCCTGGGTTTGATTTACCATACGGAGTTCTAGCATTAGGATATGTGTCTGTTGCATATATATTTCCAGATGATGATGTGGATTGTAATTGAACTTGTGCATCAGAAAAATCTGATATTGTATTTTCTTTATCGTCTAAAATAGAATTTGGAAACAATGGGTGGCCTGTTCTACTTGCCATACTTTCAGTATCAAAACCTCTTTCAAAATCATCTTTGTACGAAAAAGTATGTGTCTGATATGATTTATTATAGATGTCATGAATTATAATTTTACTACTATATAAACCAGTCATAGTTTTATTTAGCATGTCACTATTATGTATAATTGAGTGTTTTTCTATTTGATAAAGATTAGATTCTACACCCTTTGCATTGTCTTGATTATCGTCTGCAATACCAGCAGTATAAGTTGCAACATCTGGTTCAGAGTATAAACTTTCTAAACTTCTAAAATTATATCCTCTTGTATTTTCATAGAACAAAAATGTAGGATTAGTAATTTCTGATAAACTTCTTTGAGCTAACATACTAATTGCTTTAAATGGTTTCATATTAGGAATTACTACATTATGACTACCTGAGGTATCTTCTAAATGTAAATCTTTTTTTGAATTTAAATAATTAGGTGCGGTAAATATGTTTGAAACCATTTCACTATATGCACCACTAAATGATTGTGAAACACGCACTCTTGTATTTGTAATCATTTCTGCGGTTACTAAAGATAAGCCAACAACTTTACCTTGCCCTGCGTCTTCGTTAGCAGTTATTTCTCTAATTACAAATGTATGTTTTCTATAATCAATAGAACCACTTTTATCTGTCGCAGGAGTAGATACTAATATTTTAACATATTCATTTCCAATAAGTGGAAGTAAATTTACAGAATCATTTGTATCTAAAAATACTATATCAGCAGATACAGCACTAGATGTAATAGATTCATAGATATTTAATTCTACAAAACTCTCTTCTAAATTTACCTCTGTACCTGTGTGATTTATTATCTTAAATTCTTCTAGTCTAAATTCACCAGCATACTGAGGACCTGTTTCAGTTCCCTTAGTTGTTGCCATTATATCGTTGCACCTTCAGAGGTTAAATCTTCAAATTCAGTTATGAATTGATTTATATAATCTTTATGAATTAATCTTATTTTACTATATTCTGTTTGTAAATCAAGTTCATATTGTCTGTTTGATACTGAAGAAGCAGTTGCCGAATGTCCTGTATTATCAGAACCAATATTAATTGTTTTTGTTGTATCACCAGATGTTTGAGTTATTGTGTAATGATGTACACCATCTGGATTAGTATATTTGTCTGCTACAAAAGCTTCAAACTGTGGAACTGTCATTGGCCATTGGTAAAATCTATCTGTAATGTTATTTACAAGTAAAATAACCCAATGAAGAGTTGCATTACCATAATACTTAAATGCAATGTCCTCTGGTTTATCACCACCAGTGACTTGAAAAAAATCAAATATAGTTGATGCAGAAGCAGCATTAGCATTTAGTTTAACTCTTTTAAGTATGTGAGTAAAAAGAGATAAATTACCATTACCCTTTATATCATATATTAATTGTGGAAATTTTGAAAAGTATGACATTTAATATCCTTGTTCTGCTCTTGCTTTTGTTATAATTTCTAATTCTTTAAATGCTAGTGTAATTTCCGTTTCAGCAGGAGGAGTATGGCCCTTAGTATCACCACTTGGATCAGGTTCAAATGCTTGATACCCCACATTACCCCCATACTTTACGCTCATGTCAGTTAGCACACAAGTAGAAACTTTATTTAAATATTTGTTAGATTCAGAATTTCCAACCCACCTATATTCAATATCAAAAGTATCTGGTGTTACAAAAGTTCTAGATGACCCAGGGTCTCCCTCAACTTCAGGTAACATATGATATTTAAATTTATTGACTATTAATCTAACATTTTTTGATTCCGTTCTAGACCTTGGTAAAAATTTAAAAGTATATGAAAAACTTCTTTTACCCACACCACTAAAAATTAATTCCATTCTATTAGAAATAACTTTACCAGTTTTAGCAAATGCGATTGCTTTTGCTCCTGGTGCAACAGTATCAACAGCGTTAAACATAGCTTCGTCAACTAATTCTGGCGCCTTTGACGCTATTGAATCAACGGCAGCATTTATCCCACCTTTTTTAAATGCATCAAAAGCAGCAACACCGGTTTGTGCAAGAGCACCGATTTCTTTTTCTTCATACCCTGCACTATATGTTACATCAACTGTTTGTGGCATGTATAATGCAATACAAGTATCCATTCTTTTTGTTGGTGCTCTTTCTATGCCAAAAATTGCACCACCACTATCTTCTGTTTTATTTGAATCTTTTATATTTGGTTCTGATTGCTCGTTGTTCTCAGAGGATACAGTTGATTTACTAGGTTTTCCATGTTTTAATTTACCAACTGTCTGTTCATTAATAAAAAATAAAATAAAATGTCCTTGGTCAGGTGCACCTGTTAAATCTTCAGGATATTTTATCATTGAAGAATTTGAATCTGCCGTACCAGTCGAACTAGATTTAAATGGGTCTGATAATTGACTAGATGATAATCCAAATTTACCACCATTGACTGAACTAAGTTTATCTGTTACAAATTTCTTACCGATTGAAGCTATATTTGTAGTTACCATATTAGTGTCCTTTAAAGTTTATACATATATTTATATGAGTTACAAAGGTCGTTATATTCCCACTAACCCTAAAAAGTATAAGGGTAATCCTAGTACTATTTATTACAGAAGTTTATGGGAGCGTAAATTTATGGTGTACTGTGATAAAAATTCTAAGATTCTCGAATGGGGTTCTGAAGAAATTATCATACCCTATGTTCTGCCCACAGATGGCAGGGTTCACAGATATTTTCCAGATTTCTATATAAAAGTCAGAAGAAAAGATGGTTCAACTAGAAAAATGATTATAGAGGTTAAACCTAAAAAATATACCATACCACCAGAACAAAAACCAAAAAGAAAAACTAAATCTTGGGTGTCAGATATTTATGAATGGGGTAAGAACTCAGCTAAATGGAAATATGCTCAAGAATATTGTAAAGACAGAGATTGGGACTTTATGATATTAACAGAAGACCACCTCATGCCGAAGTATAAATAATACTATATGAGTATCTTTAAAGACATAAGACAGGTAGTAAAAACCGGACAAGAACCATTTCAATGGTATCGTAATCGTATCAAAGAATTTGGTGCACCATCTCAAAGAGAATTATTAAGAGATGGTAGATTAGCAGGTAGATTTCATGTTGGTCGTTTAAATATGTTTGTCTATGACCCAAAATTAAAAGCTAAATTGCCATATTATGATACCTTTCCCTTAGTATTACCGATTAAAAGATATAGTGATGGATTTCTTGGGATTAATTTTCACTATTTACCTTATGCACTAAGAGCAAGATTACTAGAACAAGTTATGAAAATAGGTGGTAGAGGTTCAAAAGAAGATATGCAAATTATAGCAGGTTGGTCAAAATTAGATAGAGTTAGACTTATAAAACCAACAGTAAAAAGATATTTAAATAATCATGTAAGAAGTAGATTTAGAAGAATTGATAGTGAAGATTTTGTAACTGCAATTATGTTACCAATACAAAGATTTAAAAAAGGTTCTGCATCAACAATATGGGCAGATAGTAGGAAAATGATTTAATGGTATTTTCAATAAGCGAATTTAAAAGTACAATGTATACTCAAGAGTCTGCTAAACAAGACAGATTTGAGGTACTTATTAATTGCCCATTATTTAATTCAGATAATTTAAGATATGTTAGTCTTAGACTTAAATCTTTTTCTTTTCCAGAAAGAAGTATTCGTTCTCAATCAGATGATAATATCTATGGAATAAAAAGAGAATTACCACAAGGTGTTTTAGCACCTGCAGCTTTAACTGCTGAATTTTATTGTAATGTAGATATGTCAGAAAAAAGATTATTTGAAGAATGGCAAAAACAAATTTATAATAATGGAACATTTAATTTAAAATACTATAAAGATTATGTCGGCACAATGATTATTCATCAATTATCAAAAGGTTCTAGTGTTTCTTTACCCGGAAACTTTTTATCATTTTCTGGTGCAAAAGAAAAAACTGGTAGTTATAGTGTACAACTTAATGAAGTCTGGCCAAAAGATATACAAGCACAAACACTTGATGTTGGTGCAGACGGAGCATTACAAACTATTTCTGTAAATCTTTCTTATCATAAATGGGAAACAATAGGAAGAGAACCTATCACGAATGTTGCAGATTATGTTAATCAAAGTGGTGGGAAATATAATATTGTTAATGCAAAAGGAATATTACTTGATGTGTTAGGTAAATCAGGAGCAAAACCAAAAGTTCTTGCAGGTGCCGGTACAGCTGCAGATATTATATTAGGACAATAATGATAACAGGAGTGAAATATTATGAGTCTACCAATTATAAATTCATCAAAGTATGAATTAAAACTACCCTCAAATAAACAAACTATTAATTTTAGGCCTTTTCTTGTAAAAGAAGAAAAGATATTACTTGTTGCAAATGAAACAGGTAAACAAACAGACATGATTGATGCTATGATAGATATAATAAAAGCATGTACTTATGAAACAGTCAATCCTTCTACCATGCCTTTAATTGATTTTGAATATCTTTTCTTACATATTCGTGGAAAGAGTGTCGGTGAGATATTAAAGTTAAAAGTTAAATGTCCAGATGACAATGAAACTTTTGTAGATGTTGATATTAATATTAATGATGTTGAACTGCCAAAAATTAAAAAATTAGAAAATATTATTTCAATTACAGATAGAATCAAAATAGAATTAAGAGAACCTAGTATAGTCGATTTTAAATATATAGGTGAAAATATAAATTCAAATGATATGATTAGTTTAGTTGAAAACTGTATAGTTAGAGTTTATGATGGTGAAAAAGTTTATGAAGATTTTACAAAAGAAGATAGAACAAACTTTTTAGAATCATTAACAACAAGTCAATTTAAAAAACTAACTGAATTTTATGACGCCTCTCCAAAATTAAAACATGACATTAAAGTTAAAAATCCAAAAACAAATATTGAATCAGAGGTTTCTTTGGAGGGCCTCAATAATTTTTTTTAATGATTCTATGTCACAATAGTTTAGAAAATTATTTTAAAACTAACTTTGCTATGATGCAACATCATAAATATAGTTTAAGTGAGATAGAAAATCTGGTGCCGTGGGAAAGAGAAATCTATGTTTCGTTATTACAACAATACATAAGGGAAGAAAATGAACGAATCAAAGAGCAAAACAGGAAAAAAACTTGAGAAAGGTTCTAAATATGAAGAATTTGATGTTGACAGTGACGGCGTGGTCACAGATGAGGAGTTAGACATGGACGAAAGATTATTGAAACTTCAGGATATGAAATCCGATATGGAGAATGAAGATAAGAAAGCAGATGCTCAACGAAACATGGCTTGGTTTGCTTTATTTGGTATGCTACTATATCCATTTGCAGTTGTACTTGCATATTTAGTTGGGTTAGAACAAGCAGGAAAAGTACTAGGTGATATGGCCGCAACATATTTTGTATCAGTTGCTGCTATCGTTGCAGCTTTTTATGCAAAAGAAACATTTACAAAGAAGAAATAATATGCTAAATTTTATAACAAACTTATTTAAACCAAAACCTAAAAAAATTAACAAAATTGGTCTTAGAATGATGACAAAAAAAGAGTTAGAAAACTTAGGTCGTAAACACGGAATAGAGTTAGATAGAAGGTTTACTAAAGCTGACCTTGTTGAAGAACTCTATGAACATTTAAAGAAAAAACAGAAATAATGTCAGAAATATCAGAGTTAGTAAATACAATAAGACAAAGTAATTTAGATAATATTGCTGACCAAAAAAGAGCAAGAGAAGAAGAAAATCGTGGCAGATTAGAAGCAATTAAAGATGAGCGCTCATTAATAACTGATAAAAAAAACACTGCAAGATTAGAAAAAGAAAACTTGCAAAAAGAATTAGCAGTTGCAGCTCAGAAGATGGATATTGGAGGAATGGAAAAATTAACAAGAGAGTTAGAAAAAGCAGAAGAAAAAATTGTAAAACTCAGAACAAGTTCAGAAGATTTAGAAAAAGCACAAAAAGCAGTGGCCGATGCAAGTAAGGAAGAACAAAAAGAACAAGGTGTTACAGGTGCAGTTGAAGGTGGTATGAATTTAGGTCTTGGCACTGATATGTTAATTGAAGAGGCAAAAAGAACAAACGAAAGTATTTCTGCAAATGAAGAAATATTATCACTAATGAAAGCAGAGGCGGAAAAATCAGGTCTTGACATAAGTAAAAATCAAAAGTTCTTAGCACTTTCAGCAAAAACTGACCGAGAAAAATTAAAACTTGAAGGTATCAATGCAGGTCGTATACAAGGCATGTTTAAAAGAATAA